AACCTGTCAAATAAGATAACTTATTTGGAGACAGTGGTGAAATATATTGAAGGTATAATAAGATCAATTGATAATAGGGGTTGGGATACTAAAAATGCTATTGAATGGAAGAAGTTTGAGGCTGGGATGATATAATGGATATTGAAAAATATATTGGTTATTACAGTGATGTATGGGAACATGATCTTAATTGCGATGGTATAATAGAAACAAACTATGACTATCGACCATCAACATATTCAAATCATAATGGAAAAGTTACAAGTCAAAGCCGTGTTCAAATGGATGAATGTTGGGTTCGTTTTGGTGATAAAGGATATGACGAAATTAAACAAGCTGTAGAATACACATGCCGTTTGTACTCCGAGCAGTTTCCTTTATTCAGTGTCCAACGAATGACTGATTTTAGAATTAATAGATATAAAGAAGGTGATTTTATGTCTAAACATTGTGATAATATACACCACAGTCACGGCCAAGAATATGGCTTTCCACAAGCTACAGTTTTGTTATATTTGAATGATGACTACGAGGGTGGTGAGTTTTATGTGGCAGGTAAAAAATTTGAACCCAAAAAATCTTCGGCATTAATATTTCCTTCCAACTTTATGTTTCCCCATGAAGCAAAAGTTGTTACTAAAGGAACAAGATGGAGCATAGTGACATGGCTAATGTAAAGATAGAGAGAACAAAACTCTGGCCAACAAATATATATTGTTTTAACACTGATGTTAGTATTTTACAACATCATGATAAAATGGAAACTGATCTTAAAGTTGATCTGAAACAAAATTATACAGAGATAGAATCTGGTAAAGAAGTTGGTTTTAATTTGTATCAAGGTCGAGATAATTTACAAAATCTTGAATCATTTAAACCATTTACAGAATTTGTTAAAAATATTTGTGGCGGTATCTTTAATCAGGAAGGTTATGAAAAACAAGAAATTGAAGTCACTCAGATGTGGGCCAATCTTCAAGTGGATGGTGGTGTTCACCCCCCTCACACACACGCCAATTCTCTTTTATCTGGTGTATATTATTTAAGAGCAACTGATGATACAGCTGGAACACAATTCTTTGACCCAAGAGTTCAAGCAAAAGTTCTTAAGCCAAAAAGAGCAAATGTAAATATGGAAAATAGTGGAGTTTATCAAATACCCTCTGTTACAGGAACAGGTGTTATATTTCCATCTTGGTTGACGCATTGGGTTCCATCAAATACAGATGAACGTATAACTCTATCTTGGAATACTATAGTACGAGGTGAATACGGCGAGCCGGGCACTTTACAAAATGCGAGTATCTAAAAAGAATGAAGCATATATTATACTGTCAGATTTAACACCTTCACAAAATCAGGAGTTATCAGAGTTCTTTACTTTTGATGTGCCGGGTGCTAAATTTATGCCCATGTACAAAAATCGTTTGTGGGATGGAAAGATACGTCTGTTTAGTCCTGCTTCTGGTGAAATATATTATGGGCTGTTATACTATGTAAAAGAATTTTGTTCAAGAAACAAGATTGAATATATAATAGAAGAAGGAGTAGAAAATGAGCGGGATGTTGTTCATCAGGTTGTTAGAGATTTCATCAGATCACTTAAACCCAAATCCAAAGGGAAGTCACTCAAAGTGCGTGACTACCAAATTAATGCAGTACATCATGCCTTGTCCCGAAATCGTGCTTTACTTGTTAGTCCTACTGCTTCTGGTAAGTCGTTAATAATATATTCTCTTGTTCGTTACTATCAAATGGCAGGGGAGAAAATATTGATTCTTGTTCCCACTACATCTTTAGTGGAGCAAATGTATTCTGATTTTGAAGACTATGGGTGGAGCTCTGGTACATATTGTCAAAAAATATATCAGGGTCATGATCGTAAAGTAACCAAAGATGTTGTTATATCAACGTGGCAGTCTATCTATAAAATGCCTAAAAAATATTTTGAAGATTTTGGATGTGTGATTGGAGATGAGGCTCATCTGTTTAAAGCAAAATCTCTTACTGGTATTATGACAAAATTACATCAATGTAAATATCGATTTGGTTTAACTGGTACGTTGGACGGTACACAAACACATCGACTTGTTTTAGAGGGATTGTTTGGCCCTGCTGAAAAAGTAGTTTCTACTAAAGAACTTATTGATAAAAAGACACTTGCAAATTTAAAAATAAAGTGTATAATATTAAAACATAGTAATGTAACGGAAAGGATGACTTATGCTGAAGAACTACAATATCTCGTTGGAAATGAAAAAAGAAATAAGTTCATTAGTGATTTGTTACTACACCTTAATGGTAACACTTTGTGTCTATTCCAACTTGTAGAAAAACACGGCAAAGTATTATACGATTTAGTAAATGAAGCTGCGAAAGATAGAAAAGTCTTTTTTGTTTATGGTGGAGTGGATAGTCTAGAGAGAGAAAGAATAAGAGGTATTGTTGAAGATGAAAAGGATGCCATTATCATTGCATCGTATGGCACTTTTAGTACTGGTATTAATATCCGTAACATTAATAACATCGTGTTTGCCTCGCCCTCAAAATCTAAAATTAGAGTCTTGCAGTCAGTCGGGCGAGGGTTGCGTAGGTCTGAGAGCAAAATGGATGTTCGATTGTTTGATCTGTCCGACGATCTCAAACAAGGATCAAGACAAAACTACACTCTTACCCACTTCACGGAAAGACTAAATATTTACAATGAAGAACAATTCAACTACGAAATTAGCAAGGTAAAATTAAAATGAATACTGATTACAAAATCATCAAGCTGGTAAATGGTGAAAACATTGTTTGCATCGTTGATCAATCTTCTATAGATGAAGGATATGAAATTAGTTTTCCATTACAAATAAAGACATACCCTGTTATGACAAAAAAAGGTCCAGTTGAACAATGCAACCTTACAAGGTGGGTTCAGCCCTTTACTGAGGAATCATTTTTTCATATAAAACCATCAGATATTATCTTAATCGCAGAAGCTTCTCCGGGCATTGCTGCTTATTATGAACAAGTATTAAGACTTATTAATAAGTGGGACGATGAAGACATGCAAAAATTTCAAACTGATCTTGAAACAGGAGAGATGCAATTTGAGATTGAAGAAGAATTAGCTGCAGAAGAAGAGATGGAAGAAGCAGAATTATTTGATCATAGGTTAAGTAAAGCAATTCATTAACCCAGAACATAGTTAAGATAATCTATTTTTAAAGTAAAGTCAAGTCCCTTTTGTCCCTTGACAATTTGACATTTATTGTGTATAGTTAAATTCTGTAATATTAGGAGAGTTAGATGCCCAAGGCAAAAGGTAAACATTATGTCGATAATAAAAAGTTTTTAGCGGCAATGATTGAGTGGAAAGAAAAGTGTGAAATTGCAGAACAAAATGATAAGCAGACACCACCTGTAACTAATTATATTGGGGAATGTTTTTTAAAGATCGCAACACACCTTTCCTATAGACCAAATTTTATTAATTATACATATCGTGATGACATGATATCTGATGGGATCGAAAACTGTTTACAGTATGTTCGTAATTTCAATCCAGAGAAATCTAATAATCCGTTTGCATATTTTACACAGATTATCTATTATGCATTTTTGCGAAGGATTGCAAAAGAGAAAAAACAAAGCCACGTTAAAAATAAATCAATTGAGAAAAATGCTTATGAGTCATATGTCACCATGCCGGGAGATGATTCCGTTTATAATGTGACAGGATTTGATACAAATCTTTTGTTACCAGATGAAGATGTTTATAAACCTAAGAAAAAAAATACACCCAAATCTAAAGGACTAGATACTTTTATGGAGGGCAAAGAGCGTTGAAGATTGCTATAGTAACCGATACTCATTTTGGTGCCAGAAACGATAATCAAAATTTCAACGAATATTTCTACAAATTTTATGAGAACATTTTTTTCCCCACGTTAAAACAACGTGGTATTACTACTTGTGTTCATATGGGAGATGTTGTAGATAGGCGTAAGTTTATTTCCTATAGAATTGCAAATGATTTCCGTAAGCGTTTTATTGCAAAATTTCAACAAGACGCTATTGATTTACATATTATCATAGGCAATCATGACACCTATTATAAAAATACCAATGATGTAAATTCTATGGAGGAACTTGTTGGCCAAGACAGGTTCAAAATTTATACAAATCCAGAAGTAGTAGAATTCGATGGTGTTCCAATTCAATTTATTCCTTGGATAAATTCTGGTAACTACGATGAATCTATGGCAGCATTGTCACGTTCTCCAGCACAGATTGCAATGGGGCATCTAGAGATTGATGGGTTTGAAATGCATAAGGGTGGCCATCGACATGAAGGTTCCTACAATGCAGAGATGTTTCGCCGATTTGATATTGTGATGAGTGGACACTTTCACCACAAGTCTGATGATGGTCATGTCTATTACCTTGGTACACCATATGAGATTTACTGGAATGATTGGCAAGACCCCAAGGGGTTTCATATCTTTGATACAGAAACAAGAGAGTTAGAACGTATTGTAAATCCGTATACTTTGTTTGAAAAGATTTATTATGATGATACAAGTATAGA